GTTTGCTTACGCGTGGATTGTTAAGTGTAAGGAGATCGGGCGTGACCCTGAATACCTCGACTTCATGAAGCACGTTGAAGCTGCCTTGAATGGCGATGATAACACCTTCACAGTATCGGATGAGGTGGTGAGTTGGTTTAATCCGACAACCATTACTCCACTGTGGTCTCAAATTGGTGTGATCACTGAGACACCGGATGTTAAACCCAGAAAATTGGCGGATGTACGTTTCCTTTCACAAGGATTTTCGTACGATTCTACGCTGAATCTCTGGTTTCCGGTGCCAGAAACAGAGAGAGTACTATCATCTCTCTATGCTGGTTCTAATGTGGACGATGTTCGATGGCATTACCTACGAGCCTGTGCCTTGCGCCTGGATTCGTATGGAAACCTCGAGTGTCGTGAAATTCTGCGGAAGTATATTGGTTATCTAAACGCTCATTGTGATGATGAGATGTGTGGTGAAATCAATGGTATTTCTATGGCGGATATTCGAAATGTCTGGAAGTCTGATTCGTATATTGAAGCATTGTATGCTGGGAGTGAACAAAAGGGCGTGGCCATCAAACCAACGTGCCCTTTTAAATCCTTATCAGCTGATCAACAATTTCCAATTGAGGAAGATCTTTTACAGACAATTCAACAATTCCGTCATGCCGAAGAGTGCTGCCCAAAAAGCAGCGCGTAAGCGCAGAAAGCAAGCTAAGGCGTCTCTTGCGGGAAAATCGAAAGGTGGACCGATGAGACGCCCAATCTTGCGAAATCCTGTTCCTGTGAATCGCAAAGCCCGAAGAGTGGCAAGGCGTGCATCACAAGGAATGGGTGGGCCTCGGAAGGGACTGTCGCATGCTGGGAACAGCATTTCGATGGTTTCCGATGGCGTGAACGTCGGTAGTGTTTGGAAAAACACTACGGCTGAGCGTGTCACGTTTCCGATGGCTCGAGAGAAGTTTGCTGACCTTACGTCTTCAGGTACTACTCTGCAGACGCTTGTACAGCAGTACATCAATCCAGGTAACACGGAGCTGTTTCCTATTTTTTCGCAGATTGCGAAGAATTACGAACAGTATGAGTGTAACCATCTGAAGATTCTTTTCAGAACGGAAGAGTACATGGCTTCAGGGTCTGTTGTGAGTGCTGGACTTACTTGTCTATCCACCAACTTCGACCCGGATGCTGCGAATTTCGCTACGTTTACTCAAGCAGAGAACTACGAACACAGCATCTCTGGCGCCCCGTTCAGTGGTATCATTGAACATGATGTTCTTGCTGAGCATCGGCGTCATCGAATAATGCGAGGAAATCGTGGAAACGATCTCGCGTTGATGAATTACTTTGTCAATTACTCACCGAATCAGTTGTCGCCTAGTGCGACACCGGCAAAGTTCTACGACCTGGGCAATTTTCAAGCTCTCGTTACTGGAACTCAAGCTGGATTGATTGGTGAGTTGTGGATTGAGTATTCATTCACCATGATCCGTCGGCTGCAACAGCCGGGGTCACCTTTTGGTGGAGTTGCTCATTTCTCGTCACTTACGGCTACCTCTTCGAACAATTTCGCAGGGTCCGTATTGCAAGCGGGGAATACTCTTGCTGGGGTTGTGATTGGTTCCAATACCATCACATTTCCTGCTGGTCAACCTGGTAACTACAAGGTGGATATCACAATGACCGCAGGTACGAGTGTGGGCGCTATTGCGCTTGCATCCCTTTCAGCAGGGGCGACTGGTCTCACTCTCTTTACTTCAGCCGGCGCACGAGATGCGTCGGATGAGCAGCAATCACTTGCTGGCACAACTGTTTTTGCTGCCATGTTGAGTGTGTGTTTGTCGTGTACCGCAGCTGGTGGTGTTCTCACCATCACTCCGGCGACGATAGTCACGTCTGGTGCAGGATATCTTGATATCTTCATCACATCATTGCCTTCCTCTGTTGTGACTTTGTCACTGAAGAACGAGAAAGAAGAGATCGATGAGCTGCGTGATGAAGTTCGCGAGATGCGTGAATTCATGCGTCTTGTGGCTTCTCGCAGCGATGGTTCGTCGTCTTCCACGTGTTCCGTGGGGATGTCTGAACCAGTTACTCCTGATGAGAGTAAGGAGTCGGATCTGCAAGGGTCTGTTCACATCTCAAGGTCGATGGCCTCACGGCTGTCGCAAGCATTGCGTCTGAAATAGGTGCGCCAACACCATCGCTTTGTATTGCATTTTCTTGTTTTGTTCTCTTGGGTGAGGCACCCTATTTGCCTCAATGTTTTGCTGTTACGGTATTGAAGTGTAGGTTCAACGTTAAGTCCGGCTACCTGTTAAGGACAGGTGGCGGCAAAAGACAACGGTAGAATTCACGACGTAGTACAACAGCGAGCAGGAAAGGTTTGGTATGTGCCT